TACAACAGCAGTTGCCGCATGGGCCGCTTCATTGTCTGGAACAAGCTAGGCTGTAGCAGACTCTGGTTGGAAATACCAATACGACAAATACAATAATGTTTACCGTTGGATTCCTTTGAATGGTGATATGGCTGGTCTATGTGTTCGCACAGATGACACAACTGATCCATGGTTCTCACCAGCTGGTTATTCACGTGGTGCAGTTAAGAACGTTGTTAAATTGGCATGGAATCCAAACCAAGCACAACGTGATACAATCTATTCTGCCGCAGTTAACCCAGTTGTTTCACTACCTGGTCAAGGTACATTGTTGTTCGGTGATAAAACTCTGACAACACAACCATCTGCATTCAATAGAATTAACGTCCGCCGTTTGTTTATTGTTCTGGAAAAAGCAATTTCTAATGCATCTAAATTCTCATTGTTCGAACTCAACGATGAATTTACACGTGCTCAGTTTGTTGCATTAGTAGAACCATTCTTACGTGACATTAAGGGTCGCCGTGGTATCTATGATTATCGTGTAGTTTGCGATAATTCAAATAACACAGCGTCAGTTATTGATAATAACAGATTTGTTGGTGACATTTATATTAAGCCAGCACGTTCAATCAACTTCATTCAGCTAAACTTTGTTGCCGCTCGTTCTGGTGTACAGTTTACTGAAATCGTTGGTGGCGCTTAATAAATAATAAGAAATAGGAGAAACAAATGGCTTTCAACGTAACAGAGTTTCGTGCAAATCTCATTGGAGATGGTGCTCGTCCCAACCTGTTCCAAGTCACAATGACTTTTCCAACCTTTACAGCCGATGCAGTAAATTCTGGTAAGGCACTAACATTCTTGTGTAAGACTGCTCAATTACCAGGATCAACTGTTGGTACAGTACCATTGTATTACTTTGGTCGTGAGTTAAAGTTTGCTGGAAATAGAAATTTTGCTGACTGGACAATTACAATCATCAACGATGAAAACTTCAAAGTGCGTAAAGCCTTTGAGTCATGGATGAATAGCATCAATTCACACGGTACAAACGTGCGTAATGGTAGTGCTACAAACCCATCCGCTTATTCAGTTGATGCTAAAGTAGACCAATATGATAAATCGGGTAACATTATCAAATCTTATAAGTTTGTTGGTTCATTCCCTGTTGACCTGTCACCAATTGATTTGGATTGGGGTGCAAATGATTCTATCGAAGAATTCACTGCAACTCTAGCATATCAATGGTGGGAGTCAGATACTACTTCCTAATTTTGTACAGGGGGAAATTCTTCCCCCTTATTATGTTTTTTTGAACTGGAATTAAAAATATGGCACTAAGTTTATTCGGCTTTCAGATTTCTCGTCAGAAGACTGATGTAGAACAGCAGTCACAGAAAACCTTTGCCCCACCTTCTAACGAAGATGGGGCTTTGACGATTTCGTCTGCCGCTTATTACGGTACTTATGTTGACTTAGACGGTACAGCAAAGAATGAGGTTGAACTAATCTCTCGTTACCGTGAAATGGCAATGCAACCAGAGATTGAATCTGCTGTTGATGATATTGTTAATGAAGCAATTGTTCAAAACGATAATGGCGAATCGGTAAGAATCATCATGGATGATCTCAAGCAACCCGAGAAAATTAAAAAAGCCATCGAAGAAGAATTTACAAATGTTCTTCACTTATTAAACTACCAGAATATGTCAACGGATACTTTCCGTAGATTCTATATTGATGGTAGAATTTTCTATCACATCATCTTAGATGATACAAACCCAACACAGGGTATCAAAGCACTTAGATATATTGATCCACGTAAGATTCGCAAGATTCGTGAAATCAAAAAAGACAAAGATACTGGAACATCCGTTGATGTAGTACAAACAGTTAACGAATACTATATCTACAACGATAAAGTGGTATCTGGTACATCTTCTAGCTACGGTCCAGTTGGTGTTCGTATTGCTAAAGATGCTATCATCAATGTCAATTCGGGACTCATGGACTCACGCAGAGCCGTTGTTCTGTCTTATCTACACAAAGCAATTAAGCCACTCAATCAGCTACGTATGATTGAAGATGCTACGGTTATTTACCGCATCTCACGTGCTCCAGAACGTAGAATTTTTTACATTGACGTTGGTAATCTACCAAAGTTAAAAGCGGAACAATATCTCCGTGATATTATGGTCAAGTACAAAAACAAGTTGGTGTATGATGCACAGACTGGTGAAGTACGTGATGACCGTAAATTCCTTTCTATGATGGAAGATTTCTGGTTACCTCGCCGTGAAGGTGGAAAAGGTACAGAGATTACTACACTACCAGGTGGTCAGAACCTTGGTGAACTGGAAGACGTTAAGTATTTCGAAAAGAAACTTTATAAGTCACTCAACGTGCCTGTGTCTAGACTTGACCCGAATCAGTCTGGATTCTCTTTAGGACGTGTTGGTGAGATTACCCGTGATGAGGTCAAGTTCTCTAAGTTTGTCGACCGTCAACGTCAGAAGTTCTCCGAAATCTTTTCACAAGCACTAAGAGTTCAATGTGTTCTAAAAGGTATTTGTACCGATGATGAATTCAATGAATTCAAAGAATACATTTACTTTGATTTTATTAAAGACAACAATTTTGCCGAACTTAAAGAAGCAGAATTGGTACGTGAACGTCTATCGTTGTTAGGTTCAGTTGACCCATATGTTGGTCGTTACTACTCAATGGAATGGATCCAACGTAACGTTCTACGTTTAACAGACGATGACATGAAAGAGATGCGTAAACAGATCGATGCTGAAAAGAAAGCTGGTCTGATTATGGATCCAATGCAGATTGCACAACAAGGTCAACAAGAGTTGATGAATCCTGATGGTGCTGGAGGTGGAGGTGGTGCACCTGCACCGGCTGCCGATGCAACTCCAGCGGCTAGCCCAACACCACAACCAAAAGGTGATTTAAGTTTAGGTGAAACGGTATCACCATCATTACGTATGCTTGGTCGTGCAATAACAAACAACAATATGTCTAAGCAGTCTTTGTATGAAGCACAACAAGCACAAAAAAATCATACAATCATTCAAGAAAGTGTTGCAGTCGAACCTGAAGATCCTAATGTCGAATTGACAAAATCATTAATTAATTTTATTGATTCAATGTCATCGGAGGATAATAAAGTTGGACCAAAATAAATCTAAACCCGTAGGTTTAAACGAATCAACACTTCTAGCGGCATCAATTGCGTTTACCGAAAAGCAAGTAAAATCGGTACGTTCTGATATCAATGAACTATATGAAGTAGTTCAAGATATTGCACAAAATAAACCACTCAGAGGACCAGAAGGAACACCAGGTAAAAATGGTGCACCTGGACCTCAAGGTGAAAAAGGTGAACGTGGTATCGTTGGTGCTCAAGGCCTTAAAGGTGACAAAGGTGATACCGGAGAACAAGGTGAAAAGGGTGATACCGGCGAACAAGGACCAAAAGGTGACACTGGAGAAACCGGTGCTCAAGGCCTTAAAGGTGACAAAGGCGACAAAGGCGACACCGGAGAACAAGGTTTAACTGGTGCAAAAGGCGATCAAGGCGATCAAGGCGATCAAGGACCACAAGGCGACAAAGGTGATACCGGAGAACGTGGCGCAAAAGGTGACACTGGTGAACAAGGACCACAGGGTGAAGTTGGTGCTCAAGGCATTCAAGGTGAAAGTGGTGATGCAGGACCTCAAGGTGAAAGAGGTGAAAAAGGTGAACGTGGTTTAACTGGTGCAAAAGGTGACACTGGCGAACGTGGACTTAAAGGTGACAAGGGCGACAAGGGTGACAAAGGTGATCCTGGTAAAGATGCCGACATCAAACCACTTGAAGAAAAGTGGCAATCGTTCGAAAAGAAAATACAAATTGATCTGCAAAAATATAAGCAGAACATTAATCAATCGGTCTCCAAAGGTTACAATGGCTGGGGCGGAGACTCGGGTGGCGGTGAAGTAAGATTACTTAGACTAGATGATGTTGATACAACAAGTCTAGCTAATGGAAAAACTCTTGTTTACAATGCCGATTTAAAGAAGTTAGTATTTCAAACACTAAACAACGAAACTGTTGTTTCTAATACGGTTACTTCAACGAGTGTTGTTACACAAAATGCAGAAGTAACAGGTGATTTTTCAGTTGGTACGAATTCCAGCAACAACTTTATTTCTTATGCTAGTGTTGATCTAAAAGGTAATGTTGTTATTGGAACCAATGCAAGCAACTCCCTCATCATAAATAGTCGTATTGCTTCTAATATTGTTCCAATAGCAGACGTACAATATAACTTGGGTTCTCCTGAACTTAGGTTCAAAGATTTATTTTTGAGTGGTAACACAGTACACATTGGTTCGTCTACTCTTTCGTCTTCCGATCAAGGATTAGTTTTACCTTACGGCTCTACAGTAGGTGGTGTTTTACCGAGTGATGATATTAGTGGCTCACTAAATAATTTTACTGGTGACCTAGGCAATTTTGATAATGGTTTTACTGACAGCTTCGGATCACAAATACGAAATGTTAGAATAGATTTTAATCAATCTGGTACACTAACTCAAATACAATTAGGTAATTTATAATAGGTAGATATTAAACATGCCAACAGCAGTTCAATTTAGAGGTGGAACAGGAACGCAGAATGATTCGTTCACTGGTCTACAACGTGAAATCAGTATTGATACAAGTAACAACAGTATTCGTGTACACGATTCAACTACTGCTGGTGGAATTCAGACCGCTCGTTCAGATTTAACAAACGTTACCAATGCTCAATTTTTAAGTAAAGCATCGGCGGCCGGTATTGGTCTCGGTTTAACTGGCTCAGCTGGTTCAACAGGACCAACTGGACCCGCAGGCGCTACAGGACCCACAGGTCCAACAGGTGCGGCATCAACAACACCAGGTCCAACTGGACCAACAGGACCAGCTGGTGCCGCTTCTACAGTTTCAGGTCCTACAGGACCAACAGGTTCATCAGGACCCACAGGTCCAACAGGTGCCGCTTCTACAGTTTCAGGCCCTACAGGACCAACAGGTTCAGCTGGTGTAGATGGTGCAACAGGACCAACAGGACCACAAGGTAATCGTGGACCAACAGGACCAACAGGCGCACAAGGTGATGCTGGCACCCAAGGTGCTCCTGGTATCGGTTTCACTATTGCGAAAATTTATTCTTCTGTAGCATCACTTACAGCAGACACTTCGCCAACAGGAATTTCAGCAGGTCAGTTTGCCCTCATTGAAACAACTGATGTTGAAAATCCTGAAAACAGTCGTTTATATTTGTGGACTGGAACGGCATACACATATTCAACAGATTTATCTGGTGCATCAGGTCTTACGGGACCAGCAGGTCCAACAGGACCACAAGGTGGTCGTGGACCAACAGGACCCACAGGCCCAACAGGCATTCAAGGTGATGCCGGTCCAACAGGTCCAACAGGTGCGGCATCAACAACACCAGGTCCTACAGGACCAACAGGACCAGCTGGTGCACCATCGACAGTTTCTGGACCAACAGGTCCAACCGGACCGGCAGGCTCAGCAGGACCAACAGGACCAACCGGCGCATCATATTCATTACCAATAGCAACGAATTCTGTTTTGGGTGGTGTTAAAGTTGACGGCACAACAATCACTGTAACCGCAGAAGGTATTATTACTTCTACGGGCGGTGGAGGTGGCGGCTCAGGTGCTACTGGTCCAACAGGACCAACAGGACCAGCCGGCTCAAATGGTACCGCAGGACCTACAGGACCCACAGGTCCAACAGGAGCCACTTCAACAACACCAGGTCCAACTGGACCAACAGGACCAGCTGGTGCAACTGGACCAACTGGTGCCGCTTCAACAACACCAGGTCCAACTGGACCAACAGGACCAACCGGTGCATCATACACACTACCCGTAGCAACTAATTCAATTTTAGGTGGTGTTAAAGTTGACGGTACAACAATTACAATAACAGCGGAAGGTATTATCACTTCTACAGGTGGTGGAGGTGGTGGCTCAGCAGGACCTACAGGACCTACAGGACCAGCCGGCTCAGCAGGACCTACAGGACCTACAGGACCAGCCGGTTCAAATGGCACTAACGGTTCAGATGGTCCAACAGGACCTACAGGACCAGCCGGCTCAGCAGGACCTACAGGACCAACAGGACCAGCCGGAGCAACAGGACCAACGGTTTATCCTGATGCAGGAATTGCAAATTCAACTGGAACTGCTTGGGGTACTTCTTATACAACTACTGGTACCGGAACCGTTGTTGCATTAGCCACTTCACCAACTCTTGTTACACCAATACTTACTGGAACAAGAGAAACTAAACAGACTATTTCAGCAAGCGACATTGATTTAAATACTGCAACTTATTTCACCAAAACAATTAGTGGTACAACTACGTTTACGGTATCAAATGTTCCAAGTTCAGGAACTGCTGTGTCGATCATTCTAGATTTAACTAATGGTGGTTCAGCAATAATTAATTGGTGGGCTGGAGTTAAATGGGTTAACGGTGTGGCACCCACGTTAACTATTTCTGGTCGTGATGCAATCGGCTTCTTCACTCACGATGCAGGAACAACTTGGACAGGACTCATTCTTGGATTGGATATTAAATGACAGCATCTAGTCTCTTTGGTGCGGCGGCAAGTTCTAGTGTAGAACCAACGTTTGCCTTGGCGGCAGCTTTAGATGATCCACCTTATATTGCCGTTTATGCGTTTGAATCATCTGGTTTTAAAACTTTATATTCCAATCCAGGGATAAGTTTGCCAGGCCGAGCAAGGTCGGTGAAATTTAGTCCTAGTGGAGATGCTATTGCTGTTGCCCATCAAGGAACACCATATATAACGGCATACCCTTGGAATAAAAGTACTGGCTTTGGAACTAAGTATGCTAATCCAACCACACCGCCAACTGGAATAAGTAACTCTGTCGTATTCAGTCCCACTAATGATGCTATTGCTGTTGCGCACAACACAACACCGTATATATCCGTATACCCCTGGAACAACAGTACTGGATTTGGAACTAGGTATAGCGATCCAACCACATTACCAGCGGGAACAGGACAAGATGTTACATTTAATCCCAGTGGAAATGCTATTGCTATTGGTCACACCGGCTCACCATATTTATCAGTATACCCCTGGAACAGCAGTACTGGATTTGGAACTAAGTATGCTAATCCAACAACTCTACCAAATTCTGATGCAAGAAGTGTTACATTTAGCCCTAGTGGAAGTGTTATTTTTGCTGGACACGGTTCTTCTTCGCCGCCGAATTTCATATCAGCATATCCTTGGAACAGCAGTACTGGCTTTGGAACTAAGTATGCTAATGTAACAACACAACCCGGTGGTACAGTTTATAGTTTAACAATGAACCCCAATGAAGATGCTCTTGTTTGTGGACTTTATGATGCGTCACCATATATAGCGGCATATGCTTGGTCGCCTTCTGGATTTGGTACGAAATATACAACTTCGGTAACACTTGGATATGCAATTGCAAATTACGCAAGGGTCGCTTTTAGCCAAAACGGAAAATATGTGGCTGTCGGTAACTTAGCAGAAACATATTTAACAGCATACTCCTGGAACAGTAGTACTAGCACAGGCTTCGGCTCAGCTTTTTCTTCTCCAACAATACCTTGTCAATTTCCAGTAACTTCAGTTGACTGGTCAATATATGGTGAATCAGCAAGTTCTGAAAATTTGATAGCGGGGTGTGGTACCGGTACACCATATGTTCGAGTTTGGAAATGGCAGGGTTGGATCGGAGGTAGTGTTTTTTCTAATCCAGCAACTCTGCCAACTGGAGCAGGAAACGGTGTTGCATTTAGCCCTAATGTAGATGCTATTGCTGTTGCTCATTCCACAACACCATTTATAACGGTATATCCTTGGAACAGCAGTACTGGATTTGGAACTAAGTATGCTAATCCAGCAACTCTGCCAGCTGGAACAGGACAAGATGTTGCATTTAATCCCAGTGGAGATACTATTGCTGTTTCTCATTCCACGTCACCATATATATCAGTATACCCCTGGAACAGCAGTACTGGATTTGGAACTAAGTATGCCAACCCCACCAGTTTGCCTTCAGGAACCGTGACATGGGTACAATGGGCACCCGATGGCAAATCTTTAGTTGCTGATTCGGGTAGTACTACAGTTATG